TTTAGTGATTGGAATGGTGAAGATGCTACTGAGTTGTATGGTATAGGCAAATACGGCTCTGACAGTTATAGATTATTTTACAAGAAAGAACTTCCGGAAGATGTAGGCGATCATGAACTAAAACGGTATATTCAGGAAGAATTTATGGTTGACAATGTATAACATATATGTAATAATAACATATGATTCTAACACTTATAGGCAATAATTATGGCAAACTATATACTCGTAGACACAGCTAATACTTTTTTCCGTGCAAGACACGTTATTCGTGGCGATCTTGATACTAAAATTGGTATGGCACTACACATCACTCTAAACGGTGTAAAGAAAGCATGGAAAGACTTTGATGCAGATCATGTTGTTTTCTGCTTAGAAGGACGTAGCTGGCGTAAAGACTATTACGAGCCTTACAAGCGCAACCGACAAGAAACTCGTGATGCAATGAGCCCACGTGAAGCAGAAGAAGACAAAGTATTTTGGGAGATCTTTGACGAGTTCAAAGACTTTGTAGGTACAAAAACTAATTGTACTATGATGCGTCATCCGCAACTAGAAGCAGATGATCTTATTGCAGGTTGGGTACAAGCTCATCCTAATGACAATCATATTATTATTAGTACCGACGGTGACTTTGCACAACTAATTGCACCTAACGTAAAACAGTACAACGGTGTTAGCAACACAACTATTACACACGAAGGTTATTTTGATGACAAAGGAAAACCCGTCGTAGATAAGAAAACAGGTGAACCTAAGCCTGCACCTGATCCTGCGTTTATGTTGTTTGAAAAATGTATGCGTGGCGACACTAGCGACAATGTGTTTTCTGCATATCCAGGTGTGCGTAAGAAAGGCACTAAGAACAAAGTTGGTCTTATAGAAGCATTTGCAGACAAAGACACAAAAGGCTACAACTGGAATAATATGATGCTGCAACGTTGGGTCGATCACAATGGCGATGAGCATCGTGTACTAGATGATTACAACAGAAATGTGACACTGTGTGATTTATCTGCACAGCCTGAAGATATAAAAGAGATAATTAAAAACACAATTAATGAAGCAACACAAAACCCTAAGAATATTTCACAGGTTGGTATGCGTCTTATGAAGTTTTGTGCAAAATGGGATATGCAACGTATTGCAGATAATGCGGCACAATATTCCGAACCATTACAAGCGAGGTATCCTGTATGACAATGAATGCTAAAGAAATAGTAAAAAATAGATTTTGGATTGTGGAAAATAAAGGTGAAAAATTTGCTACAATTAGTCTTAATGATGATCAATATATTTTAAGCACTGCTGAAGGAACAAATTTTTATCATAATCATAAGCAGTTATCAAATGCATTGAACAGTAAAATTAGCTGGAGTGCATTAGAGATTACTGAAAAAACAGAAAAGGAAGTACACGGATTCCCTACAAGTTGTATACCTTACAATCCTGTGTATGATGTAAAACGTAAACTTCCGCTATTTACAAAAAGCGAAAAATCTAAAAGTTTATATGCCGCAGGATATTATATTATTAAATTCGAAAAGGGCTGGGTAAAAAGTTTTTGTCCTAAATTAATTACAATTGAACGTTATGAATCAAAAGGTCCTTTTAAAACTGAATTAGTTATGCGTACGGAGTTATCTAAAGCAAATGCAAAATGAGCCTTTAAACACTATTCCTATACAACAATTTATTAGTCAAACAAAATCTGCAGATTCTAGTAAACAAAAAGAAGTAAAACTTACATTAGATCAAGCAAAGCGTCTTGCATTTACTTTAGGCGAAGTAATGGCACGATTAAACGGCGATCTTGAACAAATAATTGCTAAAAAATCATCAGGTGCTGATGAAGTCATTACCATTAACATGGATGGTGGTGCCAAATGGTAGCAAAAAAGAGATAAATATATACGTAGTTTATTTAAAGGACACGTATATGAGTAGGCCTAAACCCACTGTTTTAAAAGAATTTATTGATAAGAAAACCTATAAATCTGAGCAGGTTTTACAAGCAGAAGCAATATGGGCAGTATTCTTTCAAAATGCACCATTTAATCTTAAGAGTGCAAATATTCTTACTAATTATCCTGGACCTAAGTATAAAAAAACAAGTTTTTCAAATCCAGGACATGCACACAATCTAGCTAAAAAACTAAATGATCTTTTTGATTCTGACGAATTTACAGTTGTAAAACTTACAGCTGGTGAAACTGTTGTAGAATGAACTGGAAAGAAACATACACAAAAATATTCCTTAAACAAGCAAATAAATCCGTAAACGAACTTGCTGTCAAGGAGCATATGCCGTTGTGGTGGAAGAACACAAGAACAAAAGATACAGGCGGTTTACGGCTAACCGACGAAGGTTATAGATTTATAACTGAAGATATAGAACTTACAACTTATGAAATTCCTTATCCAAAAGAATTTGATATGACTATTAACACACTAATTTGGATGGATAACTTTATAGACTGTCCTTACTACATAACACCGTATAGTATTGTTGTGACAAATGAAAGAAAAGCAATGGAATTACATCTCTTTAGTGGCGATATACGCAAATACGGACTTACCAAAGCATTAAAAAGACAAGACAAACTGTCCAAAAGTGGTTGACCTTTTAGTTTATCGGTGCTATTATATATACATACTTAGAAACAATGGCACTGAAGCAAAAAGAGGAATACACAATGGAAAATACAGCACTTCGCACTGTGTCGCCAAATGGCGCAAAGAAAAGCATTATCCGGGCATTTAAGAAAAAACGTCCAATTTTTATGTGGGGTCCCCCAGGTATTGGCAAGTCTGACATTATTCACCAGATTGGTGTTAACATGGAGGCACTTGTAATTGACATTCGTTTGTCACTATGGGAACCTACAGATATTAAAGGCATCCCATATTATGCCGCCAATGACAACGTAATGGCATGGGCTCCGCCACAAGAACTACCTGATGCAGAACTTGCATCTAAGCACAAATGGATTATTTTGTTCTTAGACGAAATGAATTCAGCGGCGCCAGCAGTACAGGCTGCCGCATATCAATTGATCCTTAATCGTAAGATTGGTCAATACATGCTGCCAGACAACGTTCTAATTGTTGCGGCAGGCAACCGAGAAGCAGATAAAGGTGTCACATACCGAATGCCTGCTCCGCTTGCTAATCGTTTTGTACACCTTGAGCTTGCAGTTGATTTTGATGACTGGTTTGCTTGGGCAGTAGAAAACAAAATACACAACGATGTTGTTGGTTATTTGACTTTTGCAAAGAAAGACTTGTATGATTTTGATCCTAAAAGCCCAAGTCGTTCTTTTGCAACACCGCGTTCTTGGTCGTTTGTTTCTGAGCTACTCGAAGATGACGACGATGAACAAACCACTACAGATCTCGTAAGTGGTGCAGTAGGCGAAGGCCTTGCTGTGAAATTTATGGCACACCGTAAGGTGGCTGCAAGTATGCCTAATCCAACAGATATTTTGGCAGGTAAAGTAAAAGAGCTTAAGACAAAAGAAATCAGTGCCATGTATTCCTTGACTGTCTCACTCTGCTATGAACTGAAAGAATCATCTGACAAAGGCGATAAGAAGTTTGATGATAAAGTTAATAACTTCTTACGTTTTGCAATGGATAACTTTGATACCGAACTAGTTGTTATGGGTATCAAATTGGCACTTACACAGTACTCACTTCCAATCGATCCAGATGAAGTTGAGTGCTTTGATGAGTTCCACGAGCGTTTTGGTAAGTATATTACCGCGGCGCAACAGGCATAATCAAAAAAGAGTTGGGCGATCTCTCCAAAACGCCCATTTTCTCTTGACTTTCAACTTAAATATATGTATACTGTAAGTATAACAATAGAGGAATGGCACTATGTTTGACGCAGAATTAATTTACAATCTAGACGGCAAAAAAAATTGGCAACCTGATCCTAATATTACTGAAGAAGCTCTTGCAGTAATGCGTGAAGAAGTATTAGATCGAATTATTGTTGCACGAGTAGGATTGCTACTACGACATCCTTTCTTTGGAAATATGGCTACTAGACTGCGTATTAAAAGTGCAGATGATTGGTGTCCTACTGCCGCAGTTGATGGTCGTAATCTTTATTTTAACACTCAATTTTTTAACGCAATGGATAATAAAGAAATTGAGTTTGTTATTGCACATGAAATTTTACATTGTGTATTTGATCACTTAGAACGTAGAACATGGCAAGATAGAAATCTTGATCCTGTACTTTCTAATATTGCACAAGATTATATTGTAAATAATATTTTGGTACGTGATCGAATTGGTACAAAGCCTAAAATTGTAGATTGTTATCAAGACTTTAAATATAGCGATTGGACATCAGAAGAAGTATATGATGACCTTTTCAAAGAAGCAGAAAAAAATGGTAAAGAATTTTTAGAACAACTAGGCGAGCTACTCGACGAACACCTTGACATGAACGGTGACGGAGAAGGTACTGCTAAAGAAGATGACGGCAATGGTGACGAAGGTAAAGTAAGCAAAAAGAAACCAAAGTACACCAAAGAAGAACTACAAAACAT